GCCCCGGTTCGTCCCGGTCGAGTCGATCGACGTCGTCCCGCACGTCGTCGACGTCGAGCCACGGTTCAAGGCGAAGGGGAGGGGATCGTGAGCGCGCCCGATCGACACTGGCGGACGTTCCTGGCGTTCGACACCGACGACGTCGAGTTCGCCCGGGGCGTCGAGGTCGGGCTGATCTTCGCCCAGCTCACGTCGGACCCGACACCGCGCCAGGCGACGATGCTCTCGTCGAACGTCGAGATGGCGCTGCGTCTCGGAGCGGCGACCGGCCGGACGGTACGGGAGATCGACACGACCGGAGCCGACGAGTGGATGGTCGTGGAGTTCGGCCCGGCGACGTGACCGCCGGGTTCCCGACCGACGTCGCCTCCGCCCTCGCACGGTTCTACGAGATCACCGACCTGGCAGCCCAGCGGATCGCCCTCTCCGAGCGACCGGACCCCGACGCATGGCAGCCCTACCCGCATCAGATCCCGCCGGAGGGCGACTGGCGCGTATGGGGGATCATGGGCGGTCGAGGCGCCGGGAAGACGGACGCCGCCTCCGCGTGGATCAACGACCACATGCTCGGCCCGCCCTGCGTCCGGGGTCTGCACCCGCACCGGGCGATCATCGCCGGTCCGACGCTCGGCGACGTCATCGAGTCCTCGATCGAGGGCCCGTCCGGAGTGAAGGCGCACAACCCGGACGTCGAGGTCAAGACGACCCGCGGTCGGACCTTCGCCCTCTGGCCGAACGGGTCGAGGGCACGCCTCCTCGGAGGATCGTCGCCCGCCGACGTCGCGAGGTTCCGTGCCGCCGGGAACACCTGCGCCTGCGTCTTCGAGGAACTCGCAGCGATCCGCTACCTGCTCGGCGTATGGGAGCACGCCGACCTCGGCTGTCGTCTCGGGCCGAAGCGGCAGATCGTGTTCGCCACGACGCCCCGGGTCCGGCCACTCGTCGTCCGGCTCGACCGGGAGGCGAAGCTCGACGACTCCGGCATCGTCCTCGCCCGCGCCACCATGTACGACAACCCGTCGCTCCCCGATGCGTGGAAGGCCGGGATCGAAAAGCGGTACGCCGGGACCCGTCTCGGGCGGCAGGAGGTCCACGGCGAGCTGCTCGACGACGTCGTCGGCGCCCTCTGGAACCTCGGGATGATCGAGGAGGACCGCGCCGTGCTCGACACCGGGACGATCTCCCGCCTCGACGAGAAGGGCGGAGTCCGTCCGGTCAAGCTGCTCCGGGTCGTCGTCTCCGTCGACCCGTCGTGGGGGACGATGGGCGACGAGGTCGGGATCGTCGTCGTCGGCGCCGGGTCCGACGGTCACGCCTACGTCCTCGCCGACCTGTCCCGCCGGGCTCGTCCGGCCGAGTGGGGGAGGCTGGCGGGCGAGACGTACCGCGACGGCGTCCCGGGGTTCGTCCACAGGCTCGACCGGGTGCTCGGAGAGAAGAACAGGCAGGGCGAGCAGGTCCGCCTCGTCATGGAGACGGCCGCGGCGGAGCTGGGGATCACGATCCCGTTCACGCTCGTCAACTCGTCTGTCGGGAAACGGATGCGCGCCGAGCCCGTCGTCGCTCTCTACGAGCAGCACCGCGTCCACCACGTCGGCGTCCTGCCCGGGCTGGAGGATCAGATGACGACGTGGGTCCCGCCGGACTCGTCCGAGGCGGAATCGGAGACGGCGTCCGAGGTCCAGCTCGCCTCGCAGCTCGACGCCGAGCGGAACGCCGGGAACGATGAGGAACAGGGCTCGTCGTGGAGTCCCGACCGTATCGACGCCCTCGTCGCCGGGATCACCTGGCTCCTCCTCGATCAGTCGACGATCGGAGCGGTCGAACTCGCACAGGGTCGGATCCCCGGCGTCCGCGGCGGTATCGACCCGGTCGCTACGCTCCCGCCGCACCTACGTCGAGCGACCGCCGGAGCGATGCGTCGAGGCTAGGTCCACCCGCGGCCACGTCGCCGTGCGATACCATCCCGAGCACCACCGCTCGATCGAGGAGGAATCACCTATGGCCGACGAGGACGTCGCAGCGCAGCTCATCGGACTCGTCCAGTCCGTCGGCGAGGGGAACGTGAACGCCGTCTCGGCGTCCGGCTCAGCGCAGACGCTCCCGGCGAGCTACCAGCCCCCGGGCTCGGCGACCGCCGGATCCTCGATCGACGCGGTCACGCTGACCGCCGCCTGCACGATCACGATGCCACTCCCGTCGAAGCCCGGCGAGGTCAAGACGGTCGTGCTCGTCCAGGACGGGACCGGCGGACGGGTCGTCACCTGGGCGGAGACGTCCCCCGCGACCCTGACGTGGGTCGGCGCCGCTCCGGTCCTCCAGACGGCGGCGAACAAGATCGACGTCGTCAAGCTCGTCTCGCTCGACGGGGTCAACTGGGTCGGCATCGGGACGAGCATCGTCGGGACGTCGAAGGCGACGATCACCGGGGCCCTCTCGACCGTGACCGACGCCGCGGCGAAGGCGGTACTCACGTCGATCATCAGCGGACTCGTCGCCCTCGGGCTCGCGACCAACTCGACGACCTGAGCGGGTGGGGCAGACGACGGACGTCGCCGCCGAGCGCCTCCATCGCGACCTCGGGAACGTCCAGGTCACGATCGGACCGCAGCTCGTCGCCGCTCGGGCCCGCGTGTTCGTCACCGACCGCCGGGTCCTCGTCTACGTCGCGACGGAGGACCGGAAGGTCGAACTAGCGGAGGACGTCGCGATCCTCGGCGATCCGCCCGAGCGGAACCGCGGCACGCTCGGCGGCGGGCGCGTGTTCATCGAGACGGCCGACGGCCCGCTGACGATCGCCCCGGCTGGCGGCTGCGGCTGCGGATCCCCGCTCAAGTCCATGACACGCCCGGTCGCCTGGTGACCGCCAACCCGAGGAGAACACGATGACAGGGAATCAGCTCGACCAGCCCGAGAACAGCGACGCGGCGGGCGAGGTCGTCCGGCTGCTCCGGCAGTACTCCAACGGGATCGACTTCCCGTTCGGCGAGACCACGCTGCACGTCAACGTGACAGGTGTGATCCCTTACCCGGCACCCCCGGCCGATGTCGAGTTCTACACGGTGCTCGGGCTGTCGCCGCTCGGCGTGACCGTCATCCAGGTCGCCTCGGACGGCACGACGATCGAAGGGGTCTGCAGTCTCAGCCCGTCCGGGCTGATCGTCCTCGACGGGAGCGGGAACCCGACGACGGCCAACATCAACGATGTCTCGATCACAGAGGAGGACATCGAGGTAGACCTGTCGAAGTACAGCACCGGCGTCAAGGGGTTCCGGTTCGTCGGCAAGGAACAGGGAGACTCGCCGCCGAGCGGATACCGGGGGACGTGCTCGGCCGACGGGTCCTCGATCAACCCGACGACGACCGATGTCACCGGCGACTGGTTCATGGCCATCGACGGGTCGGGCGTGTGGACGCTGACCGGCTCCCCCGGCGACGCGTTCGTGAAGACACTCGGGTCGTGACGGCGGAGACTCATCCGCTCGACGACCTCTCGGTCCTCGACCAGTTCGCCGCCGTCCCCTTCCCGCCGGATCAGCCTGTCGACCGCCGGACGTTCTACGCCCCGGTAGACGACGTCCACGGCGCTCTCGTCTACGTCATCGAGTCGGCCCAGCGGTCGATCGTCGTCGCCATGTACGGGTTCGACGACGACGAGCTGGCGGCGGCGATCCTGTCGAAGCTCCGCGACGCCGGGGTCTACGTCCAGCTCACGCTCGACAGCTCGCAGGCCGGAGGCGTCCATGAGCGGACACTCCTCACCGAGTACCCGTTCCCGGCGTCGACCGTCGCCGTCGGGCGGTCGGAGCGCGGGGCGATCATGCACTTGAAGACGGTCGTCATCGACGGGACGATCGTCGTCCGAGGCTCGACGAACTGGAGCGCGGGAGGCGAGACGCTCCAGGACAACGAACTGACCGTCGAGGCGTCCGCATCCTCCGCAGCGGTAGCGACGGCCCGGATCGGGGCGATCCATGCGAACATGATCAACCGGGCCGCTCCGCCGATCACACCCGCCGATGACCTACCATGACGGCGTGACCGCCGCAGCGATCAACCCGTTCTCGGCGCTCGGGGTTCTCGTCCTCGCTCTCGCCGTCTTCCGTGCGACGCGCCTCGTCGTCGACGACCTCATCGGCGAGCCGGTCCGGGACGCCTGGCACTGGATCTTCCGGGCACGTCGGGCCGGGATCGGCGACTACTTCATCGACTGCCCGTGGTGCGTCTCGATCTGGATCGCCGCCCTCGCCCTCGTCGGCGTCCGCTACGCCTGGGGCGTCGTCGCCTGGCTCGCCCTCCTCCTCGCCCTCTCGGCCGTCGCCGGGCTCCTCTCCCGGATCGACGCGTAGATGCCCGTCTTCGGATCGCTGTTCGGCGGACGACGCCGGTCCGTCACGCGGTCGACGTTCGACGGACGGAACTCGATCACCGCCTCCGCCGCTCGGCTGAACCTCCGGGACCGGACGGAGGCTCGACGGGTCCGCCAACTCAAGCAGGGATGGCAGGAGGACGCCTGGGCTTACCGGGACTCGATCGGCGAGATCCGGTATGCGAACGAGTTTGTGGCGAACGCCGCGTCCCGGATGCGCGTCTTCCCGGCCGTCGTCAATCCGGCGGAGCCCTTCGGCGAGCCTCTCCCGATCGCCGACGTTCCCGGCGTCCCGCCCGAGGTCGTCGAGTCCGCGATACGGTCGATGAACGATCTCGCCGCGTCCCGCCTCTCGATGTCCGAGCTGATGCACACGCTCTCGACGAACATCTCGGTCGCCGGGGAGGCGTTCGTCGTCGGCGTGACCGACCCCGAGACGATGGTCGACGAGTGGCGGATCCGGTCGGTCGACGAGCTAATGGTCCGGAATGACAGGTACGCACTCCGAGAGGTCCCGCTCGATCCGCAGGGCGTCTTCGGGTGGATCGAACTCGACCCGGACTGGTCATACGTCGCCCGGATCTGGCGGTCCCATCCGCGGTTTGAGTTGCTCGCCGACTCTCCGATGCGGGCGATCATGGACGTCTGCGAGGAGCTGCTGATCCTCTCCCGCTCGGTCCGCGCCGTCGGCCGGTCCCGTCTCACCGCCGGGATACTGAAGGTCCCGAACAGCCTCTCGACGACGTCCTCGACCGACGACAATCAAGACCCGGAGTCGGACCCGTTCATCGCCCGTCTCGGCGAGGCGATGATGCTCCCGATCTCCGACGAGGGGACGGCGTCGGCGATCGTCCCGCTCGTCGTCCGCGGCGACGCCGACGCGCTCAAGGCAATGGAGATGCTCTCGCTCGCTCGCCCGATAGACGAGGTCACGATGAAGCTCCGCCCCGAGTTGATCGGCCGGATCGCTACCGGGCTCGACCTTCCCCGCGAAGTGCTGTTGGGGATCGCCGACTTGAATCACTGGTCCGCATGGCAGGTCGACGACAATACGTTCCGTCACCACCTAGAGCCGCACGTCGTCCAGCTCGTCGACTGTCTCTCGGTCGGCTACCTCCGACCGGCGATGGAGCAGGATGCCGACGAGCAGGGATGGGACGCTCCGACCCGGGCGTGGATCGACCTCGCCTGCGCCTGGTACGACCCGACCGAACTCGTCACGCATCCGGACCGCTCCGGGGACGCGATCCTCGCCTACGACCGGAAGGAACTCTCCGGAGCGGCTCTCCGGGAGGCGATGGGCTGGACCGAGGCGGACGCCCCCGGATCGCTGGAGATGGCGCAGCGGATCGTCGCGTCGACCCGGACCTGGCCCGCGAACGCGCTGATCGCTCTCCTCGCCCGGACCGACGAGTCGCTCCGGATCCCGCCGATCTCGACGTCCGGGACGATCCCGGGGATCACGTCCGCCGGGCAGGCATCGCTCCCGCCCGCTGTCGTCCCGGTCGAGTCCGCGGCCGGAGGATCGACGGAGACGCCCCCGTCGTCCTCTACGTCGCCCGCTACGCCTCCGTCCGGAGGATCGGAGCCCGGACCGCCTACGACGCCTCCTCCGAGCCCTCCCGGATCGGCGACCTCGGCTGTCCCGACGACCCTCGACGAGATCCCGTCGGAGCTGCTCGCCCAGGCTGTCGCCGAGTTCCTCGGTTCCCAGCCGCCGGAGGTCACCCGGGCCGTCGCTCCCCGGGACCGGATCACGCCGCAGAGTGCGCGCCTGTCCCGGAAGCTGGTCGACGTCGAGCGGGATCTCCGCTCCCGGATCCAGGTCGCGTGCTCCGCCGCCCTCGCCCGAGCGATGGAGCGAGCCGGAGCGCGCCTCCGGTCGCAGGTCAACTCGTCGAAGGATCGGGACCTCGTCGCCTCGATCCGGCCGATCCGCAATCGGGACCTCGTCGCGTTCGTCTCCCGGCGGGCCCCGGGTCAGTTCGTGTTCTCCGGGATGGAGGACGCCGAGTGGGCCGAGTTTGAGCCTCAGTTCGACGCGATGGTCAAGGCGGCGACCGAGAACTCCCTCTCGATCGCCCAGGAGCTAGCGACCGGGATCCCGTCGACCTCGATGACGGAGGCGCGCCAGGCGTTCGCCGGGCAGCGGACGAAGGCGTGGGACGCCCTGAACGACGCGATGAAGACGCTCGCCGAAAAGGCGCTCGACGCGTCGGAGTCCTCGATCACGAACGGGACACTCGCACCGATCGACCCCGAGACGTTGATGCCGACCGGGACCGTCCGTGCGGTCCTCTCGATCGCCGGGGGATCGTCCGACGACTCCGCCGCGGCCGGGATCGTCGACGGCGTCGGGACGCTCTCGATCGCCGACGGCTCGACAGGGATCACCGCGGGCCCGATCATCTCGTCCGCCCTGGCCGACGGCGGGATGGGGCAGGCCGGGTGGGAGTGGATCCACGGGACCGCCGACCGCTCGTTTGAGCCGCACGTCGACCTCGACGGGCTGGAGTTCACCGCATGGGACGACGCCTCGCTGGCGAACGGATCCGACTGGCCCGAAGTCGCCTACTTCGCCCCCGGGGACCACCCGGGATGCACCTGCGACTTCGCCGTCCAGTGGGTCCAGTCGGACGACGCCGACTCCTCGTCCGACGCCGATGCTTCCCCCGATGACCAGTGAGTGACAGAATGACCCCGGAGGTCCGATGACAGAGCGCCGCAACCGCACGCAGAGTTTCCTCGACGGATGGACCGCTCTGCGCGGCGATTCCGCCCTGACCGCCGCCGGTCCGGCACCCGCCGATCCCGCCGCGGGTCCGACTCCTCCGGGCGACTCCGGAGGCGACGAGACTCCGACGCCCGATCCGACGGACGGGACGCCGACCCCGGGGACGCCGACCGACATCGACAACGACGCGGTCTGCGAGAACACCCGGAGCGACGGCGAGCCCTGCGCCCACCCGGGCTCCGCCCACGCCGACACGGCCGACGGTCTGAACACCGGAGCCTGCTCGATGCAGAACTGCGACTGCTCGGCGATGCAGCCGCCGGTCGCCGACGAGTCGCAGATCGGCGACGGGACCGGCGGCGAGGACGACTCGCCTCCCGGGTCCATCGGTGGGAGGGGCGACGGGACGCCGAGCGCCGGGGGACTCTCGGCGCAGCTCGCCGAGGGCGACCCGCCCGTCCCCGTCCCCGAAGCGGCTCCGGCCGGAGCGCCCGCGCCCGACGCATCGACCGACGACGGGTCGAGCGCCGCCTCCGATCCGTCCCAGGGTGCAGACGGCGGAGACGTCCCGCCTCCGTCTGCCTCCGTCCAGGGCCCGGCGTTCACGATCCCGGTCGGTGTCGTCGAGGGGATCCCGACGTCGGACGGTCGGATGATCCAGCCGCAGGCGCTCACGTCCCGGATCGCTCCCCTCCCGCTCATGTGGCTCAACGAGACGTCGCCCTACGGCCATGAGGGCGCCTTCCTCGCCGGACGGATCGACGTCATCGAGCGGGACCCGGCGAACCCGACGTCCTGGCGCGCCTCGGGGAACTTCCTCGCCACGGAGCAGGGACTCTCCGCCGCCGACGAGCTGGATCAGATGGGCGCGTTCGGAGTCTCCGCCGACATCGGCGACGTCGCCTCCGAGATCGTCGTCTCGGATCCGTCCGGGAACGAGATCGGCGCCCTCGACATCGGCGTCGGCGAGGTACTGGAGACGCTGACCCGCGGCGAGATCATGGGGTTCACCGGCTGTCCGATGCCCGCGTTCCCCGGGTGCTACATCGTCCTGGGGGACGGTTCCGGCGAGGTCCCGGCGATCGCACAGCAGACGCCGGACCAGTCCGCGTCGGTCGAGTCGATCCACGTCCTCTCGACGACCGAGTGCGAGCCCTGCCGGTCCGATGAGAACTCCGGCGAGCCGCTCGTCGCATCCGGCGCTCCGGAGTCGCCGCCCGCAGCGTGGTTCTCGACTCCCGAGGCGGAGGAGCTGATCCCGCTCACCGTCGACGCCGACGGCCGGGTCTACGGTCACCTGGCGCCGTGGAACGCCTGCCACATCGGGCTCGCCGGATGCGTCGTCGCTCCGCACTCGGCGACGGGGTACGCCTACTTCCACACCGGAGCGGTCGTCACCGCCGAGGGAACGGAGATCGCCGTCGGGAACCTGACGGTCGGGACCGGGCACGCTCCGCAGACGGGAGCGGGAGCGACAGCAGCCGCAGCCGCCGCGCACTACGACCACACCGGGACGGCGGTCGCCGACGTCCGAGCGGTCGACGGCGTTCACGGGATCTGGCTCTCCGGCGCCCTCCGGCCCTGGGCGACGCCCGATCAGATCCGGACGCTCCGAGCCGCGCCGCCCTCCGGGGACTGGCGACGGATCGCCGGTCGGATGGAACTCGTCGCCGCGCTCGGCGTGAACACGCCCGGGTTCCCCGTCCCCCGTCCGACCGCCGTCACCGCGTCCGGTCGGGTCGAGTCGCTCGTCGCCGCCGGGGCTCCCGAGATGGTCGCGCTCGCCGCGGTCGTCGAGGAGGAGTCGACGGAGGACCGCCTCTCCCGCCTGGAGCGCGTGTTCTCCTCGCTCGGCCCGGTCGCCCGTGACGGGCTCCGCTCCCGGTACGCCGCGGCCCGGGGTCGCTGATGTCGTCGACGTTCCCGGGCTCGCTCGACTCGATCACCGACCCGACGCCCGATGACACGATGGACGGACGGGTGGGCGGACTCGTTCACTCGCAGCTCCTCGCCCTCATCGGGACCGCCGTCGAGGCGATCGAGTCCACGGTCGGCGTTACCGGCTCGACCGACCCGGAGTCGCTGACGTACCGCATCGACAACGGCGCAGGCGTCCCGACCCTCGACCTGTCGTACAACGGGAACGGGCCGATGGCGTGCCAGGTGCTCAACGGATTGTCGTGGGACCCATCAACCGGGGGCTTCCTCTACATCGTCATGCCGGGCGCACTGTCCGGGTTCCCTGTCGACATCCCGGCGGTTGCGGAGGTCGATGGCAGCGGTGTGATCCAGGGGTTTCTCACCTTCGGCTACGGCGGGGGCGGGGCGCATGTGTTGGCGTTTGGCCCGACCGGCAGCCCCGCCAACGTCGACATCATCGGGCTGTGCCAGGGGAACACGGATGGCAATCCGGGCGACACGGTCCCTGGCGGTATCCCATCGGTTCAGGGCATGATCGTCCCGGACGTCGACGGGAGTGCCTGGGTCTGTACGTCGTCTGCTCCCGATGCGACGTGGGCCCACCTGCTTGTCGGCGGGGGAGTGCCGACGGAGACGGTGACGATCATCA